GGGGCGATAGTAATAGAGGCAGCTTCCATCCGGGCAATGAGCGACAAGCCATCCTCCCTCAACCCGATACTCAATTCCCGCCGCATCAAACATTCTTCCGGGGTTTTGCACTGCCGAGAGTGCGGCATCTTGCAAGTCCCGCCATAGACCAGGCACTTCAGGGGCCCAATCATTTCGATAGGCATCTACCACTCCTTTGGCAAACTTCGGAGTGTCTTTAGGGCAGTATCGGTTTCGAAACTTATCCCAACCCATCTGGAAGCCGCAGCCTAATACGGTATTCTTGCCTGTCTGGCGCTTCTCGACATCGGCCTTGGTCAAGGTTCCGGGTTCAGTGTGGTAGATGACGCTGGCCATATCGAGGTAAACGTCATGACCCGAGACCATAAGGGCAATTTTGTCCCGCTGACCCGCGATAGCGAGAACGAGACGAGCCTCGATATTTGACCAGTCGCCGATGAGAAACACATGGCCGTGCCGACTGACAACTGTATGCCGAAGGGCAGATGCCAGGACCTCGATCGGATGGGCGGCAGACCCGTCATCTTTAACTAATCCCAACGCGACCACGCTCTCTCGATCGCCCGTCGTAACTGCTTTCGCCAGCAGCTCAGCGTCGGGGCTTCCACCCTCTCTTCTTCGGACAATTCCTCGGGGCATGTTGTGGGGGTTGAGGAGGCGTCCAGCCCATCTTCCTGTACCAGCTCCGTGGTACTGCAGAAGACGAAAGATCCTACCATCCGAATCGATACACTTTTCCATTCGAGCGTACTTCGTGATTGAAGAGCTTCCAATAAGTGCTCTAATAATAAGCGCTCGTGTGACGTTTGAGGGCAGAGCAGCAATTCCATTCCCAATGTCCCCCATTCTTCCGCCGTTACCCGCATCGTCAAAATCTCCTATTAGATCAGTAAGGGTCTCCTTGCGGAGATCCGGTATCTCAACACCCTGATTACGTACCCAGTCCAGTACCTTATCGCGTTGGGTTGGATTTACTCCGGTGATCTCTCGGAACTCTTCGACAAGTCTAGGGGCAACATCGTGATAGATACCAATAGCACCCCGCACCATTTGCAGATCAAAGCGAAGTCCCCGTTCATTAATTTCCTGGTCAAGATTCCAGACACGCTGTTCCGCAGGGGGCAAGTATCCAAGGAGTTCATGCACTGCAACTTCATCAGCTACGTCCTTTAGGCAGTATGCGTATACACGCTGCATCAACTCCGGCGTACGCTTGGGCAGATACCCTTTGCGATCGTACCGGCTGAGGGAAAGAACAAGCTTATTTCCCTTCATATCCTTCCCCGGTAAGCCCAATGCCAAGAGCAGCTTTTCGAGCTTACCGGGGAGCCCCCTATAGAATGCAATGGCCATCGTGTCATGCCAGCGATGGTTCGGCACGTCCGGGAAGCCATACTCGGGGACCATGATGTTCCGCCAGATGTCTTTCTCAAACCCTACGTTATGAGCAATAAACACAACGCTGTGATTGCAACCCAAATTGTAAAGCCAATGATTAGTGCTGAGGTCAGAGGGACGCCAGAGTTTGGTTGTTCCACCAGCATTTACTCCTAGACAGAGGATTTCAGTAGCCCAGTGTTTCGAGTAGACTGTGGACCCCACCTCAGAAAGATCCAAAATGGGGTTCGCAGTCTCAAAGTCGAGCACAAGCTCGTTTGGACGCATACTAGCTAAAAGGGGATCTCATCATCCCAAAGTTGATCTTGTTTGGGGGCACCTTTGAGATGGCGCTGCACTTTATTAAAGAGACCAACAACTGTTGGATTGAACTCAGTAGTGGCACCGGCAACTACCGGGGGCTTATATGTGTACGCTCCAAGATCTGCTCGAGCCATGCCGATGCGCTCGCCTTCACCGGTGGCACAAACCTCGTTAACGTAAGCGGTAATTCCCCAGCTAGTAGCGCTGAAATCATATCCCTGGAACGAAACCTTTCCAAGCGCCATCATGCCGCGATAGAAATGCTTCTGAGCAGCTGCTCGAGCTGCCGCGTCGTCGAGCTGTTTAAATTCAATTTCCGACCCTTTTTGTACCGGAATAATCAAAGTAGGCGGATATATTTCTTGTGAAGATGTACGGAGTATAACTTTGCCGGCACAATGCTGTTCATAATCATCCTTCCACTCTTTACCGGCTCGTTCCATGGATCTACGTGAATTTTCAATATGAGCCTCACCACTCAAGAAAGGCCAATGATAATCTTTGTGCGGCACCATACCTTGCAACGGCTGCTTCCGATCAGCTGCAACCTTGCCAAGCAGATCCTTAGCAACTGCAAGCATTGCCTCCAAGTCAGGGTCATTCTTCTCGATGATCCACTGTACCTGAAAATTCTTGCGGCTCTGGTCAGTCCCCTTAACAGCTCTAGGATTGAAGAGTTCGATCCAGTTGAGCATCTTTGGCCGAGCAGAAATCAGGAAAGGGATATTTTGTGCCATTTTGTACTCCAAAGGTTAAGGTTAGGTGCCGGCCACGACCTCGACAGAGGAGGAAAACGAGGTCTGCCGGCGGACGGGGTTTTCTACATGCACGGCACTCACCGTCTAATCCGTGTCCGCTCTACTGCGCTTAGCGCAACCCCAGCGGCAGGGGGATAGCCTAAAGAGATATCAGCCACGCGTAAACCAGCCCTAGAACAATCCCCAAAAACACCATCAACCCCAACCATCCCATATCACTCAAGAAAGGGCGATCATCCATTGGGAGTGGCCGGTCGATCCGCATCCTCTCTTCAGGAAAACCGGCAGCCTTAAAGTCCTCGTATTGCTCTGGGGTTACAATCAACGGCGGCGGCTCGCCTTCACCACCAGAAGCCACCCAAGTTTCACGCACACGCTGCTCTAGTCTTGTCATGGTTTGGCCCCAAGATAAGCTTGATAGTTGTCGACCGGCTTGTTTAGAGATACCGCTTTGCGCCTGTCGGATATCGGAGCGGTCGTGTACCCGTTATCCGGCGCTTCCGCCCAGATTTTAGTAAGTCTTTTTGCTCTAGCACCAAACTCGTTCTCAAGCTGGCTAGGGCTCTTCAGTGCCGGCATGGTATAGCGCTCGGGACCCAATACCGCCAGGGCATCCTCAGCACCGTCTTTCCACTGCCGAATTGCCTTAGCAGCCACCAGCTTTGATCCGGGCACTAGCTTTGTGGGGTCACGAATATTGCGGGCATGAACTTCGGCCTCGATCGCTGCAATCTTCATTTTCACGGTAGGCAAATAGCTGTATAGGGTGCCCAACTCCTCGTTGCTGTAGTTGGCCCCTGGCGCATACCGGTCCACGTTTACCAACTGCTTAGCGATGGCGGGGCACTGTCGTTTACAGGGACAGAATCGACACCACTCACCAGGGTTCAATACCTTACTCTCAGGCCAAGGAGATCTCGGATCTGCCGCTTCCATTGCCGGAAATAGAACCGTATCAAACCAGCGCATCAGGTCCGGGACTTCTAGTTCGTCGCTTCGATCAGGACCATCTGGATGGAATGCACGAGGTTGGCTAATGCGCAGGCGCACTCGGCGCACTTCGGGCAGGTCGAGAATGAAGCCAATTGCGTACATGCGCAGTTGGGGGTTCCCAACCGCATCAACTGCAATACCCGCTCCATGTTTGTAATCGATAATCTCTGCTTCATCACCAGCAACGATTCCAACGTCAAGGGTTCCATAAAAAAGCTCGTGCAACTCGGGACGGTGCATTGGGTACTCAACAAAGATCGTTACCTCGCCGAAAGCCTGCTTGAAGACCTCGATGCGGCGACGTACCAGGTCGACGAAATCCTGCATCGCCTGGACCTCGAGAAGGCTGAACTCACAGCCCCAGTCCTGTTCAAGAACCTCCCACACCTCGTGATAATTGCTCAGAGCGAAGGCAACGAGCTTATGAGCTGCAATGCCGTGGCGAGTGTATTCCGGCTCAATATTTGGGGGCTGGATCTTCTCCGCCAGGCGTATCGAACCGGGACAGTTGATGTACCGTTCCGCAGCCGATGCGCCCAGTGGAGAATGTTCTCGCATGTCAGAACTGCAGATATATCCGGGGTCGGCGATGGACGCTCAGAATTCCATCTTCCGTAATCTCAATAATCATAGTCTGGCCGGGTAAGAGGAGCAACGGCTCCCCGTTCTCGTTTGGAGGGTTCAGGTTTGTATAGCTGCTATCATCGTCCCGGTTAGTACGAACCCACACTTCAAGCGCTTTAACCCGCCGATCCTGTAGAAGTTTAACCATCAGATTAGGCCACGCAATCGACGTCGACATTACAGTGTCTGCAGTTCAGCAAGGAATCTAGCGCGCTGAGCCTGCGGAATCGAAGCTACGGCGCCGTCAGTGAAGTGCTGGATAATGCCTTGAATTGCAGCCTTGTTTTTGATCCGGTTATTTGTCTCGTTGCAAGCAGCGTTAAGCTCTTTGTCACTGATCTCTGCTACAGCCGGGCCCCAATCTTCAGGGGGATCATCTGCCAGCTGGGAGATATTACGGGGTTGAAGCGCTTGGATGCCTTCTTCGGAAGGCTCCGTAACATCAGCACCGTTCGCAGAGACTGAATACGCAGCTTGGGTAGCTGCCATCTCGGCTCTGGTACGCCGATGGCGTTTCTGCGACTGAACGGGTACCGTACTCAGCTCAACAGCCTCGGTCTGCTCCAAACCGTCGATAATAACCTCGGGGGTGTGCTTGATCGTTACCACTGTGGCTAGAGCTTGTGCGAGCTGACGTACCGCTTGATGCCGTACCGCATCCATCAATGCATTGGGATCGTCGGTACCTTCAATAGTGTAATGGACTTCAGCTTTAGCTTCCTTGTGGCTGTAGTCGCCGGTGTTGATACGGCGGACGATAGAGATACTTCCTGCTGTAATGGGCATTACTACTCCTAGTTTAGGACTCCGGACATTACTACCCCAACGCAGTCTTCAAGCGTTTGGATAAGCGCCTGTTGCTCAATTAGGGGAAAGGTTTTCTGCGACTGTAAATGTCGCAGTGCTTTGCTCACATACTGCTGGCACTGGTTTAGCTTTAAGATCGCCAAATATCGCTTCTCTTCTTCCGCCCTGGGCATCAGGAAACGGGCTCCTCTGTTGCGCGAGTACCGCCATGGGAGCCAACGTGAGACTCGACACCTTGGGGCATAATCTCCTCGCCTGGCGGATGCTGGTACAAGTGACCGTCCCGAAGGTACAGCTTAAGACCTAGGGAATTAACGATCTGTTGGGCCTTATTTTTGTCCATACTCCCGGCATAATGGAGTACTAGTTCAGGCATCGCGTATTTCTCCACGCTCCCGATCTTTTCGCCGATCCATGCTGTTGTGAACGACGGCGCCGTTGTCGTCGACCGGTCGGCACCAACAATCACGAGTAGTCACGTGGGGTTTCAGGTCTTGATAGGGAACTACATGCTGCAGCCCATCATCAGCTTCTATAACCTGCCACATCTCAAGAGGCCGCTGCCCAAGTCGAATCTTCAATGAGCTCGTCAGCTCGGTCCTCGATCATTTGTAGCAAAGATTTACGCTCATCTGAAGTCATCTTTTTGACGAGAAGAAAAGTCCGATTAACAAGTCGCTGAGATGACTGTTCAGACCGAGCGTGGGCTTGCATGACCCGCCGCTGCTGATCCTTTATAGCCGCTAAGCGCTGCTTTTCTTCGATCTTGGCAAGTTGATCGGCCGACAACTTTCTCTCGGGCCTCTCTTTCGGCTTTGGCTTGTAGGGCAGTGCGAGCTTTACAAAGCCTTTAGTAGTCGGAATACCGCTCTCCAGACGCTTTGATCGCTCGAGAGCCCCCTTGCTTGGGTCAACAAGGTATTCATTAAACTTCTTTTCGGGGATCAGCGCGATCAACTGCCACCATGAACGCTGATCCTTTGAGATCCGGCTGTACCACTCGGGAAGCTCATGGTCATTCGACCGAGTCGAACCACCACGATTGCTGCCTTTTCGAGCCCCCGCACCGGGCCGAGATGAAAGACCCAACTTCTGAAGCTCGGTACCAATGAACCGTTCTGCCTTTAGCCGGGCTCGAGCGGCATGCCGCTCACCTTCGTAGTTGCCGGCAACATGCAATACCTCTTCGATCGCAGTAATTTTGCTGTGGGTCTCGACTGCCTCTTCAACCGATTTGGGCGTCTCAAACTGAACAATGTCACTCATTGGCTTTTCCTACCTAAAGCTGAAATTTGGAAGTACTGCCGTAGCGCTTTTCACCCAGCGCTTTCAACATTGTGAGCTGGGTTTCAATAGTTTGGACCATTTTAGCGAACTGTTCGGGGGTCAGAGGATACACATGGCTGTTAGAAACAGGAGCGTGAAGAATACGGAAACACTTAATGAGATTTTTCATACGAAGCTCCACAACCCGCTTTGTACGATCGGCGGGATCTTCGCCCTCTTTCGGGTCCGGCTCCCAGAGCTCGACTTCAGACATATTTCACAAACCTTTCAAGCATTAGAATTTTTTGAAATATGCGATCGTACCGTACCGTTGTCAACAAAAATTATAAGATCTTGCACTCCACTGCAGTGCGTACCATCATAGAAACCCCCTGTATCCTTCCTGTCGAGAGATCATGCCATTCGATTTTTGCAGGGCTGCCATCTTCCCACTGCAACCCGGTACCAAGATCCCGCTAGAAGGTTCCCGCGGCTATAAGGACGCAAGACCCGGGCACCCAATTCCTTTAGGATGTAATATTGGCTTTGTACCGTACTCACTCGGCCTTATTGCGATAGACCTCGATCCGGGTCACGATATGAACTGGGTTGCAGCAAATCTGCCCACGACCTTAACGGTAAAAACTCCTCGCGGTTTCCACCTTTATTATAAGTGCGAAGAGCGGTTCGGGAACGGCCGGCTGGGTCCTCATATCGATGTCCGATCGGCAAACGGGTGCACCGTGCTGCCGCCTTCGCAGCTTGCAAACGGATCTCGCTACACTTGGGTCAATCCAGAGGTCGAACCGGTTGCGCTCCCAGATCACGTCCTGGCGATGCTACAGGTTCAGCGGAGGATTGAGCATCAGCCGCTGGCAATGGACGCTGGAGACGATAACGAGAGCAATCTTGCGAAAGCTAGAACACTTCTAAAGAACATAGACCCGAGTAAGAACGGGTATGACATTGCATGCTGCCTGCGGCGGGATATAGGGCTATCCCACAATGCAGCAGTCGAGGTGTTTCAGGAGTGGAGTGATACGCTCGATTGGCCGTGGGACTACGAGAAAATTTGGAGTGTGTGCCGTAATGCCGGTCGATATGGTCACGGGGACCAGGGGCGGTATGGAGGGGCCGGTATTGGCGCCTACGACCCCTCCACTGCATCAGTTCATCTAGGGGATGGTTTTAATCCATGGTCAAATGGTCATGATACATCCTCGAGCAATGGTACCATGCCGGAGCTAGATAATACGGCACGAGGCTGGCTGCAACGAGAATTAAAACCTGCAGAGCAAATGATCGGACCCATCAACACCCAAAGCCGGGTGATGCTGGTGGCCCCCACCGGGATTGGCAAAACCCATGTCGGGATGGCGGTTGCCGTTGCGGTTGCCGCAGGAGCGGGGTGGCTGCATTGGACGGGTTCCCAAGCTAGGCGCGTGTTGTATCTCGACGGTGAAATGCCACGGCCGTTGCTGAAGGAGCGGCTGATCGATGCCCTAGGGCGTGTTGAGAATAATTGGGAGGTAATGGATAATTTAGTTTTGGTATCGACAGCTGATTATCCAGATCTTCCGTATCTCAATATTGATAATAGCTGGGTAAACAGCTTGGTTGCACTGCACCAACCGGCGTTAATTATTTTTGATAATATCCAGGCATTAACCAATGGTGACCAAAAGAGTGGTGAGACTTGGCAATCGATGCTGAAGTGGATGCGGTCATTGACGGACGCCGGTATCGCGCAATTGTGGATACATCATGCAAATGAGCAGGGGGGTATGTACGGCGACAAAACACGCGGGTGGCAATTGGATACGATTATTGAGTTGACCAGGGTGCATGAGGCTGGGGATCTAATTTTCGATCTCAAATATACGAAGCACCGGGAGTTGCATCCGAGAGTTAATCGTGCAGCATATGCGAGTGGACGGGTATCCCTTGAAAATGATCGATGGAAATTCATTTCTGTTGAGTTAATTCGTCGTCGTGATCTCGATATAGCTTTAGCTGGTGAATCCGAACAAGGGATCTCCATAGGACAGTTGATCAAACGTTTACAGGATAACGGAGATTCGCGAACAGCTTCAGCTATTAAGAAAGATCTGCAAAGATTTTCACAAACTTCCTCTGCCCAGTTATATATTAAACCGGGGATAAACCCGATAAAATGGGGACATCCGGGCTACGATGAAGGGGTCATGTCCCAGGCTGTCCCTGTGGTTGAAAATAAAGCTGAAAGCCCTTAAAAACTGCCAATGTGTGGGGACAAATTTGATGTCCCTGAAGGCGGGGACATTGGGACATCCCCTATAGGGGATAGGATGTCCCTAATGCCCTTTGTCCCTGTCCCAGGTCCCTACCATCGCCTCAGCATCATGAGGTTGCTGTTAAGGATCATACTCTGCCCCTGGGACTGTAAGCTGTTGCCGGCATCCAAGATAGCTGCTTGGGTTCGGGTAAGGCGGTTCTCATCACGAGTTTGAAGACAAGAGGCCATAGCTTGGGAACCCAACTCAAAGCCATAGTCGACGCACGCGGTTTGGTCGCGGAGCCTCTGTTCGGCTGGGGAGATACAGGATGCTGTGAGAAGCGATATGGCAAGAACGGTGTACTTCATGATGGTTCACTCCTGGGAGCCGAGCTTGAATTCCTCGAATTTTGGTCGCTCGGATTTACCAAATTCGGTTTTGACGGCTGCAACCCATTTGTCGAGGGTATCGCATATTTTGCGGGCCTCGGTAGGGGTGTATTCATAATTGGGGCCAGCCATATGTTCAAGGCGTTGGAGAGTATAAGCGATCTCAGCCATACGGCGATCTATATACATGAGGAATCGGCGGCGTTTATCTTGTGGGGTGTTGGTATACTTGGTCGCCGGATTGGGTGCGGTTTGTGCACGGCGTGGCATGGAATGTTTACTCCGAGCCTTTCGAGGTGGTGGGAATTGATACACGGTACCCATGGCCCATACTCCTATTTGGGATAAAATGCAAGCATTTCGTTATAGGTATCGGTATTTTGGAAGTTTATAAATGTGTGGGAAGAAAGCTGGTTTTTGAGAAAATTAACTACATATCTCATTGAGTTGATACAACCTCCAGCAGCATAACATTCCGGGTTTTTGACGTTAATTTACGTTCCGTTAAGTTTATTTGTTCCTCATTTGCCAACATTCTAAGATCCTTCATTTGTTTGTGGATGTTCGTGTTTGTTAGCTCATATTCACCATAAAATTATGGGTTGATGGATGGGTTCAGGTCAATACCTATTAGGGGTTAATATCCTTACGCATATGTTTAATTTGTTCGTAGGTGTTCGTTTGCGTAACCTGCGGCAGCCTGTCACACCGTCAGCTCACGAATGCGTGATATGTCGTGGATTATGACAGAACGTTTACAGCTTTTATCGATCGAGGAAGCGCGTCGCGAGTTGGGCGGCATATCCCGCACCACATTTTATGTGGCGGTGTTGCCCAAGTTAGAGGAGCTGGCGCAGGACCGTGATGGAAAAGGTGCCACCATTAAGCTCGGTCGGCGTCGATTGATCCTGCGTCAGTACCTTGATGAGTTTTTACTCAGCTTGTGGCATGCCTGGTGGTTCCTCATGCCTATTACGATCTTGCACGTTCACAGCTTTGGCTGGCTTGGTGTTTGCCACGGGGTGCTGTGTCCTGGGGTAGTTTAGGGGTCAAATGGGTCCTGATTGATCTGTGTTCGCTGTGCATGCATCGGCCTCGGCCTTTGTTGCATGGTTGTGGTCGGGGTCAAGACAGGACCAATTGGATTCTTGACCAAACGGGGCGCCACACCAAGGGCAATAGTTAATCGGGGCTAGTTTGTAACCCATAATGTATTTTTCGTTTAGGGTATATATTAATGGGTCGTATGCTTCATTATCCGTTCCAGGTTGGAGTGCTTTCTCTAGTTCCTTGCAGCAAGTCATTTTCTCACCCTCGGGGGTTTTGGCTCTATGTGGCCGTCTATCCAGCGTTCACCGCGAAAGCGGGGTTCAGTGCGCTTGGCAAGCGCTAGATCGAGGTATTTACCACACAGTGGGCACCAATTGTCGGCGATATCGTTTGCGCTTAATTCCTTGCCACATTCATGCTCGGTCATTTTCTCACCATACAGCTGAGGGAAAACAGAAGTGGGCCCATGTGTGCATGAGCTCGCGACGTTTTTCGAATAGGTCTCCACGGCGGTAGGCTGCTTCGGCTCGGTTGGTGATCACGTGGGCTAGGACCATCTCTCGGAGTTCACCCGGTGTGTTGGTCTCTTCGCTGCACCAGTCGCTGAAGGTGCTGCGGAAGCCGTGAACGGTTAATGATTGGTATCCGAGGCGTCGTAGTAACGCTAAAGTTGTGGTGTCGCCTCGATAGCCTAGGGGGAGTGCCAGAAGCTGCTGGGCGATGTGTTGGGCTTGGGGCGACAGGGGTATCCGGAACTCGCTTCGCATGGTCCTGCGGCCTTTCATGCGGTTCGCAGGCACGGTCCAAGTTCCACCCTCGAAATTGAATTCGGACGGGTCCATTTGGCGGATCATGCCAACACGTGCGACTGTCAGGATCACGAATGAGAGTGCGAGAGCAGCTGCGTCGGGATGTTGTTGCAGCTTGGCCATGAACGCGGGCAATTCGGGATAGGGTAAGGCGTCAAAGTGCTCGATTTGGTGGATGTCTTTGGGGAGTAGGTTTTCGAGATGACCTTTCCACCTTGCGGGGTTTTCGCCTTCGCGGTAGCCTTGTGCTCGAGCCCAGTCCAACACGTTTTCGATGCGGCCGCGTATCCTGGTCGCACTCACGTGGTTGAGCAGCCAGATTTTTTCGAGCGCTCGGATTATTAGCTTAGTGTTGATTTCTTGAACTGGCAGGTTGCCGAGTGTCGGAAATATGTGGCGTTGCAGTGAGCCGACCCACTCTTTTTCATGACCTGCGGCGGTCCAGCTATGTCGAAAGGTTTCGACGTATTGCTCGGTAGCCTGTTGGAAGGTGATGAGCTTGGCGCGTTCCAATCGAGCTTGGGTGCGGACTTCGTTGCGAGCTTCGATAGGGTCAATATCGTTTCGGCGTTTGATGCGGCATTCACGAGCTAGCTCGCGTGCCTCACCTAGGCTGACAGTGTGCAGCGGACCAAGCCCCATTTCACGTAATCGGTTGTCCACTCGAAAGCGGAACACCCATGATTTGGAGCCTGATGCGCTGACACTGAGATAAAGGCCACCACCATCGTTATAGTAGCCACGGCCTTTAGCCTTATTGACCTTCAAGGCGGTCAGTTTGCCGTATGATCTCATTTACTCTTCTTCGCCGTACATATTGCGTAATTCACGCTCTAAGCGGCGCTTGTTGCTGTCATAGTGCCACTCGGTGCAATCCATATAGCCATCGGCTGAGTAGCGACCGGCGTATTGATTGGGCAGATTGGTGAAGGTCTCAGGATCGGCGCGGCCATTGCACTCGTCACAGCGCAGCATTCCTGCCTCCATAGCGTCACGGCGTTCGTTGTGATCGTCATCTATCCATTCGTGTGAGTACATGGTTGCACCACACTTGGCACATTCGCATGAGTAGGTTGCGCCTTTGGGGTAGATGTATAGTTCCATGAATGCCATCGTTTTGCTCCTTAGTTTGTGGGTTGACGTGGCATATGTTGCATATCGTATGGGTCGTGTCAACACCTTTCCCATACTTTTTTTGATGTTGGCTTATATCATGTTGATTTTGTTGTGATCTTTGGCTTGGTGCATGATATGTGGCCGTATGTATGAATGGCACGATTATCCAGCTAGTACGCAGCATATGCCTATGCATATGCCTATCCTGTTGGGATAGCCTGTGGTAGGGCCTATATCTGCGTGGGTTTGAATTGATTCAATGACTTAGCTGTTTTGGCCCATCGGTTTCTATGCGAGTGTCCCATACTTTAGAGACCGGGGGTAGGGTCGGGAGGGGTTTTTCAGATCGAGCCCGGATTTCTTTTACCTACCGTCTGCCGCTAGAGAACATTTTTTAGTATTGCTACCCAACAATTGGGGTACCATATGGAGGGCGCTTTCCTCAGTTGATGCCGGGGAGCGGTATATGTTAACAGAAAAGCAACAGCGTTATGTAGATGCAATAGTAGAGACTGGCGGCGTAAATCATACCGAGTGTGCTCGAATAGCCGGCTATGGCGGTACGGAGGCTAATCTGCGTAAACATGCTTACGATCTTTTGAAAAATCCGAAGGTATTGGAAGCAATAGTTGAACATACCAAACTCAATATTGCCGAGGTGATGCCGGGTATTGCCAAGAACTTGATCAAGATTGCGTTGGACCCGGAGAAGCAGTCTTCCGCCAAGGTGGGCCTGCAGATGCTGGCCATGTTTGGTATCAGCCCAGTGACCAAGACCGAGAGCAAAAAGACGGTCGAGCATACCACCAACCTGGGAGCCCTGGAGGAATTGAAATTGCTCGCAGCCCAACTCCGTGGCCTGCCGGCGCCTAAGATGATTGATGCAACCCCTGAAGAAGAGGAATGGAGCGCCTATGGCTAAATGTCAGACTTGTCGGGGTACGGGGCGGATCTGGGTAAGTTCGTATGCAGTAGTAGCGCGCCTTCCTGCCATTTTTGTTCACGAGGTTACCAATGCATCCTATTCGGGAGAGATAGTGGTCTGTCCTGATTGTGGCGGCTCAGGGATCGAGCATTGCTGCGAGGGGCTTCGAGAGCAACCTGAGAAAAATGACTAAGGTTTGGTGCTTCATTGGATTGCACGCATGGGTCCTCGTGCGCAGTTACGGTACCAAGCTTGTCTACCGTTGCGCCAACTGCTCCGCTCACAAAGAAGAGGAGTATCCGTGACTGAGAAATTAAAGTGGTTCCGCATCCATTTTCAGTGCAAGAGGCATATCGGAGATACCTCATTGCCGGCCAAAGATATCGAGGATGCGGATAGGAGGTTTAAAAAGGCTTTCCCCTGGATGGTCAGCGGCCTGAATATGTGTGTGATTGAGGAAATTCGTGACTAAGTGCGAGAGCCCTTGTATCGACGGCTTTCGTGGCTGGTGTTGTCAGCGAGGTTTAGAGGACTGTCGATGCGAGACGGAGGGGTTAGAGGATCGTATCCCTGGTCGTGACTGCCCTTATGCCGAGCGGGTGCTTTGTTACGAGTTTTGTGAGCGTCGGCATGACTGAGTGGGCTGCCTTTGATTTCGATGGTCTGACCGAGGCGCAGGCAGCCGAAGCTTTGCCCAAGATCAAGCGGATGATCGAATTGCAGCGATACCACAAGCTCGAGATGTTTCAACCTTATCCGAAGCAAGCCGAATTTTTTGAGATGGGGGCGACTAAAAGTGAGAGAATGTTTCGTGCTGGGAACCAACAAGGAAAGTCAGAAGCAGGCGCTTTTGAACTTGCTTGCCACCTTACTGGACGATACCCCGCCTGGTGGAAAGGTCATCGTTTCCACCGCCCTATTCGATCATGGATGTGTGGCGAGAGTTCGACTTCGGTTAGAGATATCCAGCAGGCAAAGCTTTTCGGCACTCCGGGAGTGCCTGAAGATCTTGGAACAGGTTTCATCCCCAAAGAGTGTATTATCGGCGCCACGGCGTCGCACGGTGCGACGGAAGCGTACGATACGGCGAAAGTCCGTCATATAACCGGCGGTACCAGTACCTTGACGGAAAAATCTTACGAACAGGGACGCCTGAAGCACCAGGGGGAGCCGGTTGACGTCATCTGGGATGATGAAGAGTCTCCGATGGACATCTACAAGGAGCATATTGCCCGACTGCTCGCCACCAACGGCATTATTTTTCTTACCTACACCCCGCTGAAGGGCCGCACGCCCCTGGTAACCCGTTTTGATCGAGAAACTGCTTCCGATCGCGGTTTAGTGAAGGTTTCCATCTGGGATTGCCTGGGACATCTCCCGCATTTTGCAACCCGAGAGATGGTAGAGGCTAAAATTGCAAAATTTGACGCCCATGAACGCCAAGCTCGCACCTATGGAGACCCGATCCTGGGTGAAGGCGCTGTTTTCACCGCCCTAGAGGAAGATCTGAAGTTTGACGTTCCTCAGCCGATCCCAACGTATTGGCACAAGCTTTGGGGGATCGATTTTGGCATAAACCACCCTTTTGGAGCCATGCTCATCGGTTGGGACAAGGACAATGATATCATTTACGTACTGGACGGGTTCCGGGTGGAAGGAGCTACCAAACTCGTACATGTCCCCCGGATACGGGCGATTTGTTCGGATGCTCCTGTCGCTTGGCCTCATGATGGGCACGATCGCGACAAAGGTTCTGGCGAAGAGCTTGCGGAGCAGTACAAACAACCCGCTCCCGGAATGGATGGCCTTAAGATGCTTCCGGATCACGCCCAATTCGAAGACGGTGGTTATTCGACTGAAGCTATCATTGCGGAAGTGATCGATCGGGAGAATACCGGCCGCATTAAGTACGCTCGGCACCTGAACGAGTTTTTTGAGGAACGTCGGGACTACCACAGGGAGAAGGGGCTTATTGTAAAAAAGAACGATGACATGCTGTCCGCACTTTTCAAAGCAGTGATGGATCGAAGACATGCCAAACCCTGTGGCATGGGTGGGAGCCGAGCTAGGTACAAGCCGCCGCAGCAGGAACAGATACCCGAACAGTGGGATATCTTCTCAGGCTTGCCCATATACGGGTAGTCATGGCTGATGTATATACAATCAATGTCGAGGGGCAGAGAGTACCCCAAGACCCTGAGACAACTGAGAAGATCGAGCAGATCATCAAATTCTGGACCTTTGCGCGTCAGCTTCGTTATAATTTCGAGGTCCAGTGCCAGGAAGCCGCTCTTTTGATCTGGCCGGAGTGGGCTAATACGTTTTTCTACGGTTATGACCAGTGGCCGGGGCAGAAAAAGACCCAGCAGCAGGTCGACAGCTCCGGAATGTTGGCAAATGAGCGGTTTGCTGCCATTGTCGACAGTAATGTTACCCCAATGACCAGTGTGTGGTCAAAATTGCGTGCCAAAGACCCTGCTTTACGCAAGAAACGCCGGGTCAAGCTGTATTTTGATGAGCTGAATATGGCTCTCTGGGACGCTCGCTATGCCTCGTACGCCAACTTTCAGGGACAGAGCAATCAAAACTATCGTGCCTTTGGTGCTTTTGGTTCGATGTATATGTTTATTGACGCGCTCGATAGTCGCTATACGCAGGGGATCTCAGGTCTGCGTAATCGTTCGGTTCCATGGGGAGAAATTTACCTTATACAAAATCATCAGGGGCTTGTTGACGGTTATTTCCGTGCTTTCCGGCGTACAGCTCGACAGATATGGCAGGAATGGCCTGATACTTTCCCGGAAGTTTTGAAAGCTCCGCTTGAACAGGGGAGCCAGCAGCTCTTCTGGATCTTACAGTACGTTTGCCCTCGTGCTGATGGCTCTGCAGTTCCTTGGCGTATGGACGCGAAGGGGATGCTTTGGGCTAGCTATTACATATCTATCGAGGGTCATGTTCTCCTCGACGAAGGAGGCTACCATTCGTGGCCTCTACCGGTGGGCCGCTATACGCAGGCTCCAGACGAAGTTTATGGACGGGGCCCCGCGTTCCAAGTTTTACCCACCCTTAAGACGCTGAATGCCGAAGAGACAATCTTCCTGACACAGGGACACCGGGCCTCCAGCCCGATCTATCTCACCTACGACGACACAATCAATTTCAAGTCGCACCCTGGTGCCTGGAACCCTGGGGGCCTGAATAAGGACGGCAAGCGGCTGATCGACATTTTGCCGACCGGGGACATCCAAATTACCCAGGAAATGAAGACGGAGCACCGCAACATTATCAAGGACGCCTTTCTGGTGAACCTCTTCCAATTGGCCTGGGAGAACCCGAATGCTCAGCAGATGTCGGCGAGACAGGTTGTCGAGTTTATCAATGACCGCGGGATGCTCATGGCTCCTACTCTCGGCCGATTGCATTCGGAATATCTGGGGCCGATGATCCATCGTGAGTTGTCGGTACTGGCTTACAGTGACATTGGAAAGTCTCCTAATCGGCGGGTATTGCCGGAAATTCCCCCGGAGCTTAAAGAAGCCGGTGCCGAGTATGAGACCGAATGGACCAGCCCCCTAATGCGGGCAATGCGGGCTTCCAAGACTGCCGGGTATATGCGTCTGGCAGAACAATTGGGACAACTCTCTCAGCAGACTGGGGACCCGTCAGTTACCGATATCATCACATTGGGTATTCGACGGGCGGCTCCGGCAATGGCTTGCAACGAGGATGTTGATACCGACTGGCTGGCGACCGATGAGGAGCTTGATCAGAAGTCAAAAGAGCGGGCCCAGCAGGCCGAACGTGAAGCTCGAGCCAAGGAACTGCCGGCCGAGGCTGCAATCATGAAGGCTAAGGCGATCTCCGACAAGGCCGGAGCCGGCCAGAATACCGGCGGAACCCTGTCTGGGACCCCGGAAGGCGGTATGCCGCAGATACCCGGTAATCCCCCAGGACAACCCGGCCAGCCTAGTATGGTACCCGGTCAGCCCGGTTTACCTGGTCAGCCTCCAAGGGGTCCATGATCCGTAAGCACCTTCACGGATATCGTGAATTTATCATCATTTTTTTGATGTCACTGAACCGGCATAAGAAGCGTGGTAATCGAGCAATACCACCTTTGGGTATCCGAATGTCGTGGAACCTTGCCAGGTGTGCATTGCAGATCAGTACCGGATGTGTATGGTATGCTCCACGCTGGATGAGGGGTCCTTCAATGACGATCGATGAAGCTGCACAGATTGCGGGAGATGTTTTACCTGAGAAGGTATTGGCTCTCCATGTCAAAGACGAGCAGAGTAAGGTTGTGGTGTATATGGTTTTAACGGGGGTAATATTTTGTTCGGCTAACGGGATATCAATACCGGAGGATTTGACTAAATTTATTTCATAATGATTGAGGACACTCCGTGCCCCAATTAATCAGGCCCTGAAGTGAGGAAGGCGCTTCTCATACCGTGCTTGGACGAGCGGAGATCTGGGCGTGGCGGCCCAGCAGGGCCTGATTAATTGGGGTAGCATGATTGAGGACACTCCTTACAGAGGTTTATTTCATGGTTTGCGGCAGCGGATGCGGGCTTATCGTATGGCGCAGCAGCCGGGGAAGATGCTTGATGACGAGGTAATGGTTGACCTCTTCAAATTTAGCCATTTCTTTGACGATACCGACGGGGCTTTGACAACTGAAGAGGTACTGGTGCTCCGAGGCAGACAGCAGGTTATCCGGCGTATTTTACAGCATACACGCTTGACCGCTGAGGAATTATTCCCAATTTTGCAAGGGTTGGATGAGGAGACACGCATTGCGCTATTTGATAACCGTCGTGGTATCCCTTTATCATGAGGATTGCTGATGCCTGAGATTATGGTTGACCCCAGGGTTTCTAAACCGATCAAGTATGATGATCGTCCGGGGCACGTGACGGAGCATGCAAAGCGTATGGGTATTTCGGAGCATCAGGCGTCCGAGGGTAACAAGCGCTTCCAGGAGTTGTGTCATAGCGCGAAACCTGGGGCTCCGGCTTATGTTGTTGATCCTGACGGGGCGCAGAGGATGGCCAACAGCCGACCGTTCTTTATTGAGAAGATGACGCTCGGTAAAGCTCGAGATACGGGCCGGTGGATCGTCGGTGTTGGCGATGAGGCGGGTGGATCTTTTCAGGTGGGTCTACTCGAGGAGTGCTGGAAAACCGGTGAGGAAGTCCCTCGCCGCCGCTGGCCTCATAACGCTTATCGGTGTGAGAATTGATCATGGTCATTCGACTCGGTCGAACCACCATCGGGAGTATCGGGAATGAGTTGGACTGACGGCCTTGATGAGGCGACAATCGGCCATGCTAAGCTGAATGGCTGGCAGACTGACGGGAACCCCGAAGAGATAGCTCGTGCGGCGGTACAGGCGCATTTGACGGCTCAAAATGTTTTGAAAGCACCGGCCGGCGAGTTTCTTCGATCGACTGATACCGACGCGATGTACGCGGCCCTCGGGGCTGCTAAAGATCCAAAGGAGTACGTTTTTGACCAAGTCAAGTTTAAAGACGGTACTCCGGTTGACGACGGCTTGGCTAGTGTTCTTCGCGACACTGCCGTTCGATTGCATTTATCTCCTACCGCTGCTGCTGATTTGGCTTCGGCAGTTGTTTTTTGGGCTGAAAGCGCTGAAATTGCGGAGGCGGGGGATCGAGCGACAAAGCGTACCTCCGAAGACCTCGAATTGAGACGCTCTTGGGCCGGCAATTACGATGCCTTCAAGGCTGATGCCGATCGAGCCGCGGCTTTGCTCGGTTTGGCCCCCGACGATGTTGAGGCGCTTTTCAATACCAAGCTTGGGTACACTGGTACTTACGAGAAGTTGCGAAATCTTTCTATCCGCTTGGGTGAAAGCAGATTCCTCTCAGGTGAGCGTGGCGGCAACGATCAATTTAGGCCGATGAGCCGTGAGGAAGCTGTCGCTAAGCGTAATGAGTTTATGAACGATCCGGCTAAGGTCAAAGAGTTTCACACAAAGGATAATCAGGCGTATCTGATGCACCTCAACCGCATCATTGTCGGTATGCCTGCTTAATGCCTGCTGTATCGCAAGCTCAGCAGCGGTTTGCTGCAATGTCGAAATCGGCAAAGGGCCGTGCCGCATTGCGAGCTAGTGGTAAAAAGCCAATGCCAACCAACGTTGCCGGTGAGTTTGCGAGTACTGCCAGGAAGAACCTTCCCAGACATGTGAGGAAGAAAAAATGATCCCCCGGTTTGCTTTGGTGCTGTTGCCCCTAGCTGTTTCGGGCTGTCAAGCTACGGCTGGCTTACAGGCAGTGCAAGGGATTGCGGGTCAGATTCCTAGTGCTGTCGGTCAGCTCGACGATACGGTTTATGCGATAGCAGTTGCTAAGTATCAATCGGCCCAGCGCTTCCAGGCACAGATTAACGGTACGATGCCGGCATTGCCACCGTTGCCGCCTGTAGTAGTATCTCCGACGCCTGTAGTAGTGTCTCCCACAACGCCGGTCCCTGTTGTAGTGGTGCCGACGCCAACCGGTACTCTCCCAACCGGGCCGACTGGGAAATGATCTATGTTTATAATCCGTCGCCTACGGAGGTAGCTCTTCTATGGCTTATCCGCCAGCATGAGAGCAGTCAGGACTACACGGCGGCAAACCCTCTCAGCTCTGCAACAGGTGGGTACCAGGATATCAAGAGTACCTGGATGATGTTGTGCAATTTGGCTGGCTACAGTATCTCGCAGTATCCTACTGCGGAGAGTGCGCCGCCTGCTGTGCAGGATACGTGCAACCTCATTCTTCTTCGTCTTTACGGGGCAAACAGTTCGGCAAGTTGGCAGGCCAGCGGGCCCTATCCGAAATACTCTGAGGTTCAGGGTATGCTTCAAGCTGTAGGAGTAGCTAATCCGTGAACCCGCTACACTACGGAGCTGGATCGAGTGGGGCTGCTATGTTGGCTATAGTCCTTTCGATTATCGCCCCTAAGTGGACAGGTGATCAGGATGCTGCGGTTGCTGGCTTGGTATTCCTTGTGATCGCAGGTATCCATGTAACCGTCAATGCGTATTGGCCCCCTAAAGGAGTGAAGGATGGCTCTCACTAATCCGGCGTCGTTGAGTTCAAACAATCTGGCGAATGACTTGACTTTTCAAACGCGGATCAAACTTCGGCTTGCTGCGGCTTGTCAGAACATTTACAGTAATAATGGGGTGAATGTAACCCCAGATGCGGTCCTGTTTTATACCCGGCGCCGGGCCTTTGCGGTTCAGGTTCTCATGACCCTTAACGGTGGGGCACCCAATTATGCATTGAACTTTGCCTATATGGTTGCAAATGATGGCACAGTTTTGAGTGATGCGACGGCGGGTCTTACGGTTGACGTAACCACGTCTAATGCTGCTGCGTCTGGTAATGCGGTTACCGATGCTCACATTGATAACGCTATAGCTTCTCAGATCAACAGCTTTCTCCAAGCCGCCTAATGTTGTCTTGATTGAAAGGTGGCTGTACCCAACCCACTTAGTATCGTGAAGACCTTGCAAGGGTTCGAATGATGCCTTTTTACTACGATATCAATCGTCCAAGTACCACAAACGCTTCGTCGGCGACCGAGAATCAAGAGCTGTGGGTTAAGACCGGGGCCGTCTATGACGCGGCTATCAAAGCCATTTATGTGTCGGCACGGTTTAACACGGCTGGTGGCGGTACTTTTCGAGCGAAATTCAATACGGGTACGACGGCCTCCGGTGGGTCGGCACAGACGCCGAGCCCGCGAAACTTGCGTGGTCCAGCAGCGACGACGGTTTGGGCTAATGCGGGTACCTCTATTACACCTGGTGTGACCCTTACTATACGGGCTATTGCCGGGTTTGCTCAGACCGGTGGTCAAGGCGGTTGGGTAGCGATTGAGGCCCCAAATGCGCTGTATATGGGCGGCAACGCGTTGACCCCTGTTGATGCTGAGTTCACTTCTATCGCTAACGGCTCTTCGGTACCTTTTGAAGCTCAGATCGAGTTTTCCGAAGGCGGGGGTTAATGCCTGATATTCGGACCGACGTTCGTTATAGCCGACACTGGGATCAAGAGAACGAGTCTGAATTCCCGGATAGCCGGCTTACGGGCATGGCTCGTGATCGAACAAGCGTGTATGTAGGCCGGATGGAGTGCGCCAGGGTTTTCTGTGCCAATTGTGGGAAGCCTTCCGGCGCCTCTTTGCCGGCTACCCCTTTCATTTTCTTTTTATGCGACAACTGCGCTGCCATTGGTGGCACACCGCCTGGGTGCGTACAGATCGCTGATTAAGCAACGGGGGTAAACAATCCCCCATGGCGACCATCTGGAACCCAGCTGATAACGGCGGGGGGCTAACTCTCAGCGGGGGCAATTTAACTGCTGCCGCTTCCACGAGTAATAGCCTGTGGGAAAGCGTACGATCTACCAATTCTCCCGCTAAGACCGCTGGGAAATGGCATGCGGAATTTACTGTTGGGTCATCAACCCTTGATCAAACTTGGGTTGTGGGTATTGCGGATAGTTCTGCTACATTGTCCGGGCAGCATGTTGGCGAGACTGCGCACGGTGTTGTCTATTCTATAAATGCTTCAGGCGCAGGTACAGATGTTATTCAGAATAATGTACCAACTAGTTACACTGCAACTAATGCGGTTGGGGATGTCATTGCGTTAGAGATAGACATAGGTAATAGTTTAATATGGTTTCAAAATGTAACGAAAGCTAGTGGATGGACCGACGGTTCCGGAGGATTTACAGGTAATCCGGGTGCGGGAACCGGCGGCACAGCATTCACTGCCACCACAGCCGGCGGCATTATGTTGGCGTTTGGCGGGTTCAATTATGGCGGTGGTTCCCCTACCTGCACATTAAACACTACGACCGCTGTCGGCACTGTCTCATCCGGGTTCTTGGTCTGGGACGCTATACCAGAGTTTTCGGTTAGCTTTATTGCGCGGTATAAGACTTCAGTTTACGCTAAGCCCCGGCTTTCCTGGGACACTTCGCCTACACTGCCAAACCAGGGCCCCCTGGTAGCTAATCCGCATTTCATTACTCGATATCGACCCCCTGTTTACGCTAAGCCTCGGCTCTCCTGGGACACCTCGCCTACACTGCCGAACCAGGGTCCGCTGGTAGCTAACCCGCATTTTATTGGCCGATACAAGCCTGCTCCTTATGCTCGTCCAAAGCTCTCTGAGGATGCTGCCACTACCCTGCCTCCACAAATCGAAGCTCAGCCACATTTTATCAGTCGATATCGAACCCCGATCTACGCACGGCCGAGACTTTCCGAGGATGCTGCAACTACTCTGCCTCCGCAGATCGAAGCAGAGCCGCACTTTATTGCTCGATATCAACAAGGGAGGTATCAGCGGCCCAGAACCTCGGAAGATGCTCTACCTCCACAGCTCGAAGCTCAGCCGCATTTCATTAGTCGATACCGAACTCCGATCTACGCACGTCCAAAGCTCTCTGAGGATGAACCGACTACACTGCATATCCAGGGTGCCTTCAGTACTGTAAATGTCGCTACGGGCCAAACTAGCTTCTCGGTTGCCGTCAATGCATTCGGCATTGGAAATATTGTCACGGGTGCTGCGATCCTTCTTTTGGATACTGGGACAGCTGCACCCGCGGTTACGTTTACTGACAACGCTAGTACACCAAACACATTTCCCCAATTTGATAATCCGTCTAACGGGGCTGGTCGATTTCTTATCTCGTTCGCACTGAAGATCCCGCCTGGTGGTGGTGGGGGAACCTCGATAACTTGCACGGTCGGCGGTGGGGTTACAGTCAATTCAACTCAGATTTTCTTAGATGAATGGGCTGGCTTTGATCATGTTGGTAACCATGCTGGTACCGATACTAAGTTCGATGATCCGACCACCACCGTTCCTATAACCTCAGTTGGTCCGAATACTCTCTATTGGGGTGGGTATTTTAATAACTCGGGTGCTGATGATAGTACACCCGGCAGCGGCTTTACCGGACTCATTGACGTTAATGATGGTTTTTGGAACCCGCGTACTGAATATCTGATCCAGGCTTCCCCTGGTTCGACGGCAGTTACTTCGGATAACCCTAATTTACGTTTTACTACAATTGTTGGGATTGTTCTCGAGACAGTTCCTGCTGCTCCGCCTATTATCGAGGCTCAGCCGCACTTCATTGGGCGGTATCGCACTCCAATCTACGCACACTCAAAGTTATCCGAGGACGCTGCAACTACTCTGCCTCCGCAGATTGAGGCTCAGCCGCACTTTATCAGTCGGTATCGAACTCCGATCTATGTACGCCCAAAGTTATCCGAAGATCATGCAATTACTCTACCAAGGCAGATTGAAGCTCAGCCGCATTTTGTTGGTCGGTATAAGTCGACCTCATATCGATGGCTGCCGCATTTTCATGCTGAGACGGATACTAGCAGCAGTCTAGGTCAGCACGTTCAAAGTGCTTTCAGTACTACAAATGAGGCGGCTGGCCAAACCAGTTTTTCGGTTACTGTTAATCCGCTTGGTGTTGGGAATATTGTTGTTGGCGCCATTATTCTTATTTTGGATACAGGCGCCTCTCCTTCGTTGGTGATTACGGACAACGCGGGTACCCCGAATACCTACGTTCAGTTAGACCGCCCTAATAATGGGGCAGGCCGGTTTCTTGTTTCTTTTGCATTAAAGATCCCCCCTGGCAGAGGCGGTGCAACTTTAATAACCTGCACTGTTGGCGGTGGACTTACCGTTAATTCAACTCAGATCTTCATTGATGAATGGGCTGGTTTTGATCATGTCGGCAACCATGCTGGGGCCAATACCAGTACTGCCAATCCGATTACCACTGGTCCGATAGCTTCGGTTGACCCTAACGCTCTTTTTTGGGGTGGGTTTTTTAATAATTCTGGCTTTGACGCTGTTTTGCCGGGTTCAGGCTTCACCGGGCTTATTGACGCTAACGATGCTTTTTGGAACCCACGAACTGAGTATTTGTTACAGCCCGCTCCTGGTTCAACAGCAGTTACGGCATCTAATCCTGTTGGGGACTTTACTACGATTGTTGGGGTTGTTCTTGAGACTTCTCCTCCCCCGGCTGCTGAAACTCAACCCCATTTCATCGGCCGATATCGAACTTCGATTTTTGCTCGGCCAAAGTTCTCTGAAGATGCAGCAACTACACTGCCGTCGCAGATTGAGGCTCAGCCTCACTTTATTACACGTTACCGGACTGTCCGATATTTAAAGCCAGTTTTAGTATGGGATACATCGCTTACGCTGCCGTCGCAGGGGCCGTTTGAGGTTCAGCCTCATTTTATTTCTCGCTACAGACTTACTCAATATATCCGGCCGCGGACCTCGGAAGATCTCCTCCCCTTTGTGCAACGGGAAGCTCAGCCGCATTTCATCGGTCGATATCGAACGTTTATTTACGCTCGGCCGCGGCTTTCCGAGGATGCAGCAACCACCTTATTGCTGCAGCGGGAAGCTCAGCCGCATTTCATCGGACGATATAGGGTTCCGCGATATTACCATATCCAGGTATCCGAGGATGCGACGGGTTTAAGTTTTACTCCACCGCCGTCGCCACCGCCAACGATCGTTGTCGCACAACGGCAATATGATTATGAGTGTTCCCAGCTGGCCTCTCAATACAGTACAGGACAGTTGACTGTGCAGCAGTACTACTACGCTTTATATGCATTGCAGTGGTATTTCTCCGGGGCGACTGACTGGAACGCTTTCCAAGCCCCCATGGATGCTGATCATGTATCGCCGTTGACCCCAAACCCAAGTTATGGTCAATCTCAGTTTATTGGTAATTTTCAAGGTTTTCGAGTGGTTGATGGGGCCACATTAATTGCAACGGCTCAAACACTCATAGCTCTTGGTTGCCCACGGAGAGCTTTTCCTGCACCGTATCCACCCAGATGGGCTTTCCAATTCTACGGGAGGCGTTGAATTTAATACCTGGAGTGCTTAGTATAATACCATCGCCGACCCTGGTGCCCCCACACCGTTGGGGGACGGTGACAAATTTGGATTACGGGCCGGGGTCGGCGTATGGCACAAGGTTCACAGCTAGGCAACAACCCGTATGAAGTTGAGCTAGCTACTCAGCAGTACACAACCAATCTTCAGCTTTTGCTGCAGCAGGAACGATCGAAACTTCGCGGCTATCTAAAGACGGGTAACCATGTTGGTAAGGGCGCTTCACCCGTTCAGTATATCGGAGCGCTTGAATTCAAAGCTCCGCAGGGCCGTTTTGCTCCTGTCGCTCCTCAAGAGCCAAACTATACCCGCCGGTGGGTATTCCCTCAAGACAGATCACTTGCCGTCCTTGTCGATAGTTTCGATGAGCTACGCACTACGATTGATCCGCGAGCTGGTATCAATGCTGCCGTGGTTGCTGCTGCTAATCGTGTGCATGACGATATCGCTATTCAGGCGGCCTTTGCGAACGCGACGACCGGCGTAGATGGTACCAACTACACCACTGAGACTTTTGTCACCGGCAACTATCAGGTTGCGCCCACGTTCGGTGGCGGTGGTAGCAACACCGGGATGATCTACCAGAAATTGGTTGAAGCCAAGCGTATCTTCCGGCACTGGGAGAACGACATGGACATGGTTCGGTTTTGCCTTGTCCTAGGCTCCCAGCAAGAAGCTGATCTCCTCAACCAAATCGAAGTGACGAGCCGGGAGTTTAATGACCAGCCGGTTGTAACCAACGGCAAGGTCACTCGGTTTATGGGCTTTGACATCATCTATTCGGAGCGCCTTCAGTACACCTCGAGCAACCTTCGCAACTGCATCGCCTTTGTCGACGACGGCATGTACATGGGCATGTGGAAGGACATCGAGACTACGATTAGTCAGCGCAACGACCTCGAGGGTCATCCCTGGCAAGCTTACAGTATGCTGACGTGTGGCGCCACTCGACTGGAACCCGGTAAGGTCGTGCAGATCCAGTGCTTCGATACGACCGGCTCCGATATCACCTACTAAGGTAGACGCAAATGGCCGCCGAAAATAAACAGTCAACCCAGATCTCGACGCTTGACGGGTATCCGTTTACCGGCCTTAGCGGCGGATCGCAGACCGGCCGACTTACTCAAGGACAGAATGCTGCCGGTACAGTGCAGCAGGTTGAAGGGTCGGTTACCCCAACCACCGCATCTACTACTGGTTGTTATTACCAGATGGTTCGAGTACCATCAAACGTGATCATTAAGTCGGTTGAGGTAGTACAGCTTGGGGGAACCGTCACCACGTTTACCTTTGATACTACGATCGGTATCTCGGACAGCACGATTGACGGTTCGTCTCCTGCGCTTCAGGTGGTTCCGTCTGGGCTGACTACGGTCGCAAATGCGTATATCGCCAATCCAGCGGCAACTACGACTGGCTTGACCGGTTCGGCAGCTTTGTTTTCGAACGGTGGGGCAATCCTGACCACGGCAAACGCGGGAACTTGGCAGGACGTTACTCTGCTGAAGAACTACACCCTTGCGAACATGGAACAGCCGCTCTGGCAGGCCGCGGGATATGCGTCAGATCCGGGTGGGATGTTCGATATTGTGCTTTATGAAACGGCCACACAGAGCTTTACGGGCACGATGGTCGTTGGGTTGCGGGCTCGCTTCATGACGCCGGCAGGTTGAGATGGCTAGAGTAGGTGTGAAAGTTACCGGTGGTGGCGGGGCGAACCCGGCTCACCCCAGTCTACACAGCGTTACCCCGGCAGCATCTGAGGCGGGGGATGTTTATCTGAGCTATGATGACACCAAAATCACAGGCAATGCTCAGCTCCGATCCGAGGTTGCAGCTGCACTGGGTGCCATTATCAACGGCAAGTTTTCGGCGAACAGCTGATGGCTACGACAACTATCTATATCAGCCTCACCGGCCCCCCGCCTGAGCTACCTGATATTGGCCCTGGCTCTACGTTTCAGGGAGCTACGGTCTTAGGCCAGGTACTTGGCCGGATTATGACGATCGGAACTTCTTCGGTTGGCGGTGCAACTTTTGAGCTTCGGATGGTGGTAAATACCGGCTCTGAGGACGTCAATACCATCTTGAGTTCTGGCGTTGACTGCTGGTCTGCTCTGGACGCCTGGCAGGCTCTCGACAAGTTTAAGTTTATCATCCGGCAGCGCGGTTTTATTCTTGGCTCTGGCGGCCCTGGAACGGTAGCGGGAACATCTTCAGGTGTGGGTACCCAGACCATTCAACTTCCGATCTAAGTGATGGCTCTTACCGGCGCTCGCACCAATGAGATCTGGTTGCAGGCTGCGGTACCTGGGACGTACGGCCCATATACCCTCAACGGCGGGTTGTTCGCAATCGTTACGGTCTGGGGTGCAAGCGCAACGATTGCTGTCAATGTTTTGGGACCAGATGGGTCAACGCAAATCCCGGTTGCAACCTTAGCCAATACGACCACTTTTCAAAATGTTTATTTGCCTTCTGGTACCTATCAGGTAGTTATTGGTACGGCAGCCTCATCGATTTCGGTTCGTGAAATCCCGTTGAATTAGGGTCATGAAAAAGCTTCTCCTTGCCCTTGGGCTCCTTCTCCTTGGGGCCTTCGGGTCCGGGGAGGCGTACGCCTGTAACGTCCCCAATCCCAACCTGCTTGCCGGCGACGGGGTCCATTCGTTTGCTGATGGTTGTCCAGTGCCTGCTGCGGCATTGAACCGAATACTCTCTACGTTCTCGAATACCATCAATGTTCCGGGGATCGATCCTCGTCTCTTTGGCGCGACGTGCGGCAATGGCGACAGTAGTGCGGGCATCCAGGCGGCGCTCAATTCTGCGGCTATAACCGGGTCTCCGCTAGGCGGTACAGTGTTAGTTCCCTGCCCCATGACGGTGACTACTGGGAACATCAATATTTATCCGGGGACCAGGTTTTGGGGGAATGGTCCCGGTAGCGGCTCCAAAGGTCAGTCACAGATCCCTGGGCCGTCAACGTGGCCGCCTACCCTTGGCGGATCGATCAATTGTACCAACCCGACCAACCCCTGCTTCAATATTGTGGGGGAGGGGGTCGACATCGGCTACTTCCTGGTTGGAAACCCGGAGCCGGTGCCTCCGTCAGGCGGTAGCTACACACCGAGTGTCTTTCCTTATATCTTCAATGCAGCTTGTGGCGCGAATTGGCAGTCGTTGCATATGCACGATATAACCTTCGTGTCAGCTTATAATGGTATTGATCTCGAGGGTTGTGCAAACTACAGCTCAAACAATTCAGGTGGATCTTCGGTTATTGAGCGTGTGTGGTTCAACGTGGTCCTGAATAACGCTATTAAGGCTCACTTGATTGACTACACTCCATTGCGTATTCGGGACATCGAGGGTTGGTCAGACTGGTACTACAACGTTGCGTCATTGGGCGCTTATGTTCGGGCCAATCTCAAATTCTTTGATATTGAGTATTGTGCTGCGTGCATGATGAGTGGAGTTGAAACTCCTCCTGCGAAATACGGTATCTGGTTCGACAACGGGACGGTCTCCAACCCGAATACGACGACATTGGCGTACACGGGCACCATGACCCAGATGCATTTTAACAATTCGTGCCAGGCAATTGCAGCGTCTAATACTGCTCTGAGCCTTTGGCTAACCATTACGGACAGCAACATTTGGGGTGACCAGAGCAGCTTTCAGTGTTCGAAGGGGCTGCCAATGATCCAGCTCCCGTCGAACTTGGTTTATCTCTCTTTGAACGGAGTGGACGCCACCGCTATCGATACATTGACTGAAGTTGGCTGTGGTACCCCCTCGTCTGGATCGTGCCCACCCGGTGGATTTACGGGGCAGTCTTACCTTCGTTTGACTGATCTGTTTGTCAACACCTACGCTACGAATACGTCCACGGCACCGTTGCTCCAAGTGCCGGCAAACGCAATCCTTTCGATGCAAAACACCGATCCGCTCGAGTTGATCCCTTCTAATGGGTCAACGGGAAAGCTGATTGGTCCCGGCTTTGATAGTACCACTGGGTGTGATCGGCCTGTCCAGGTTGGTGGGGGGATCAATCAGAGCTATAACGCTGCGACATTGAATGACAGCTGCGGCTTAGCCAGTACGATCTCAGGTGGGGCCCAGTTTTTAGTTGGCTCTACGCTGGTCGGGAGTGTGGGGTACGGCACCGTTGCCGGTGGGGTCAACCTTTCGTCTGTTAAGAGTATCTTCCTTAATCCGGGAGGTGCGACCGGGATCGTCAACAACGTGGACGGTTCCCTCTCTTTGGTATCCAAGCTGTTCGCTGCGCTACCAACCTGCAACAGTGGGGAATCGGGGGCGATATATCGTGTTCCTGATGTGAATACAGCTACTCCTTCAATCACCTGGGGCGCGGTCATCAATACGGGCGGAGGTAGCAATCAAGTCATCGCAGTCTGCAACGGGGCCAACTGGATCATTCACTGACATGACCCTTAAACAGTTTTTCATTATATCGACGATCGGTATCTGGGCCTTAGTCGGCATTGCTGGCTACCATGTCTTCATTGATCATGCGCTTACCGTCATGTACGTATGCGCTACACCAGAAAACCATTTGGCTGATCCAGGACCGCCACCGGGTGTGGCTTCGTCTCATTCTAGACCCGAGATGCCGGTGCCAAAGCCGGAACCGCCGAAGTGACTGAGTACACGACCAATATCGATATCTGCAACAAGGCATTACAGGAGATCGGGTGCGCCAGGATCACTTCGCTCTCTGGGAGCCGTAATGCAGACGAGTGCGGCTTCCTCTACGACAAGGCCCGGCAGGCGTTGCTTCGTGAGCATGTTTGGGGTTTCTCGATTGCTTATCAGACATTGGAACTGTCAGGTACGGTTGTTTATCAGAACCAGCTGACCCGCAATAAGTTTAGTCTCCCCACCGACTTCGTTCGGCTTGCGGATCAGAATCCGCGGCAGCCAAACCAGCTTTCTCAAGCGGTCACAGGCGGTATCAAATCAACCGATTATTCCATTGAGGGCGGGTACTTGGTGACTAATCTGCCGTCGGTGATATTGCGTTACGCCAGCAACGTGATGGATGTCACTCTAATGGACCCGCTTTTTTGTGATGCCCTGGCAGCTAAGATGTGCGTCGACGGTCTGGCTGAGATGTTGACCCAAAACATGCAAAAGCGCCAGCTGGCTGAACAGCGCTATGAGGCTCGAATTGCCCTGGCTAAGATAATTCAGACGATCGAGGCTGCCAGTGACGAACCGATTGAAGAGATGTTGAAGAGTGCTCGGGTACTCGAGCAGCCGCCGCGGCCTCAACCGCAGCAACAGCAGCAACCACAAGGGAGGTAAGTGATGAGCAAGATCGGAGATGATCTCATCGAGGGGATGGAGAACGCGGTAGCTCACGCTCGTGATCAAAAGCCTAGGGTTATCCATGTTCCTGTAAAGGAGGAAGTGATGAAGAGGACACAACCGGTTGCTGCAGCACCGCCAACAAAGGCCAAATTGCCGCCCATCGCCGATATCGAGGCGATGATGACGGAGTGGTTTGTTGAAGATCCGACTTGGGCAAAGCAGATATCCGATGATCTTTGGGAGCAGCTTGGTAAATCACGGGCGGGAATGTTTGATCAATGAGCCAGTATGGAGCTTCGGTCGATATCATCAATCGGGCTCTGCAGATCCTTGAGGTACCCCGTATCCAGACGCTTATGGACTTTTCTCCTGGAGCGATCGAGGCCGGCTTCCTCTACGACAAGATCCGTCGAGCAATGCTGCGGAGACACGTATGGACGTTTGCTACGCGACGGGCGGCTCTTCGGCCGGTTGCCACTACTACGGTTCTTTTGTCACCCGCAGCTTGGACGGCCGACATATACGAAGCAGGATCGATTGTATCCTACCAGGGTGTCCTCTACATCGCGACAATCGAAAATGCGGGTGGGACACCGGGCCAGCCCAGCTCTGGATGGGAGCAGTATTTCGGGCCGCTTACCGTGACGCCGTGGAACATTCCAACCCCAACGCCACCCCTATTGCAAGCGATTGACGTGAACCCGTACCTCCCACAGACCCCGGTGGGTGTTGGGATTACTCCTTATGGAGCTGGACCAGGGACGGTCGGGTATCATACAGGGGAGTTGACGTACCTACCGAAAGGCGACGGTACGTATCTGGTTTTCCGAGCTACTATGACAACCGCAAATAGACCTCCGAATATTCCTTCGTCGACGGTTCAGCCGGCTGGCACCAATGCACCAAACGGCCCGCTGCTTGCTGATCCTTGGGACGCTGGTATTACCTACGCACAGGGCCAGCTGGCAGCGTTTCCACCTTCGAATCTGTGGCTGTTGGGAATATCGGCAGACAGTGAAGTCTTGGGAGCGCAGGTTTATCAAAGTACGGTGGACCTTAACATCGGCAATCAGCCTGATCTCGTGCAGTCCGACGCATTGCTTACTTGGAATCCAACCAACCCATATTCTGCAGGAGATCATGCATGGGGCTCAGACAGCCAGGTTTACCAATGTTTGGTCGCGAACACGGGCCAAGATCCAACGATGGACCAGCTGTTTGCGTACTGGCTGCCAATGACGATGTGGGTTGGTACTTGGACCAATGTGGTTTCACCAAGCCCGCGGGCCTTCTCGAATGGCTGGCAATATATCGCGGGTACCCTTTCGACGATGCCAATCAACTATCCGATTACGAGTGGCCCGGTAGACGACACATTGACTTTGAACGCTTACAAATTGCCGGCAAACTGCCTTCGCGAAGCCCCCTCAGATCCAAAGCATGGAAACATCGGATGGTTGGGCGCCCCGTCAGGTGGCGTCTGGTACGATGACCGTGAGCTTGAGGGCGGCTACATCGTAACACAAGATACCAAGCCTATCATTTATCGTTTTGTAGCGGACATAACCGACGTGTTCGCAATGGACGATTTGTTCTGCGAAGCCTTTGCAGCCTCGATCGCTCGAGCAGTCCAGCCAATACTGCAGCCTGAGCGTAACGACTTGTTCCAGAGGGCCAAGGCTGTCCTCGACGAAACAATGGATGATGCACTTAAGATTAACGCAATCGAAGCCGGTTCTGTCGAGCCTCCAGTGGATGATTTGCTGACATGCAGACTATAGGATGCACAGGAGAGCGCTCTCCCGGTGAGCTAGACTGCCATAAGGCAGCGTCGGAGTCGAACCAGCTACCTCTCTCCTGTGAGGGTATTATATGGCACGTTCCAGCTGGTCGCAAACAAATTTTTTAGGCGGGGAGTGGAGCCCCTCGGCACACGGGCGGCTCGAGCTTCCTGAGTACAAGACTGCGCTTGATCAAAGCCGTAACGGGATGCCTCAGGAAGAGGGGTCCTGGGTTAGGCGTTCGGGTACTCGTATGTGTGGCCCAACCCCGAACGGTGAGTTTGGGGTTAACTTCTCTTGGGATATCGCAGGCCAGGCAATCTATGACATCGAGATCTCGGTGTCCGTAGGACAGGGTAGCGTTCTTCGTTTATGGCAAGGAGATCAACCTCTCCTGTCTGGGTTCCCGACTACTGTTACTGCCATAACACCTACGTTCCCGGCGGTTCTTACACTTGCTGCACCGGTAACTTGGAGTACCGGGGATGTTGTGCTGATCCAAATCGGGGCCGGGATGCTCAACGGCACCACCGATTGGGCCCCCATCCTGAACCGCCAATTGCAAGTTACCGAGATCAACAGTACTCACTACAGCATTCCGATTGATGGTTCAACATTCCCTGGAACCCTTCCGGCTGTCGTTCACATTGGCAAGATTGCCGCGTTTAGTGTGCCGCAGTGGACCACGGTTGCGCAATTGTTCAATATTTGTCCGCTTATTTCGACATTTAATAACGAGCTTCAGTGCTACTTTTTCTGCCTTGGTGCTCAGCCGGCAGTTTTGACATTGACGGTACCCGGTACCTCTACGACATGGCCGTCCTTCTCTGTGACAAATCCGTACTTCCAGGGGCCTTATCAGGAGTTTTCTTTTGATCAGAA